TAGCTCAATTAGCTGTAGAGGCTTTGCATTGTCGGAAACCTAAGATGAAGGTAAGAATACTTAGGCTTACACTTGAAGAAGTAAAATAACCTATTGACATGCCATAAGCCTAGTGATACAATAGAACTATAGTCAATAACGAGAAAGGAACAATATATGCAAAAGAATAGACAAGTATTAAGAATTACCGCTTACTACATCCCAACAGATTGGGGTATTAAGATGGAAGGCAAGAATATTATTGTCTGGGCATTATATCGACGTAGCGATAGTGATGTGAACTACCAGTTCTACGGAGACGATGCGGACGCTTATCAATCCTTTGAAGAAGCTGGTTTTACTAAATCATGTGAGGTATCCAGTTTTGAAGAAGCTAACAAATGGATTGAAGAGAACGTGATGATGAACATCGAGAGATAGCCTATGAAGACTAAAAATAAGAACAAAGACTGTGGTAACAGAATTAAAGGCCTTGATAAGGTCGCAAAGGAGATGAACGGTGAAGATAGATGTTAAATATATTGAAGAGCCTGCCACTAAAGTCAAAGTGAGCTTTAAGGAAGCAGGACAAAGAGGTGGCTCTGCAAAAGTCCCAAAAGGATTCGCCAAGATGAATAAAGCTAAGCGAATCGCTGCCGCAACAAAAGGTGCTATGAAAAGATGGGGAAAGGAGAATGTTAAAAATGATTAACCGAAGAGATATTTACGATGTAGTTGTACTTATATTGTTAGTAATCTGCAGTATTATAGCTTTTGTGAAACTTATTATTAGTGGAGATGCAATCTTTGGATGGTGCGGTCTCACTCTATATATCCTATTTGCTATAAGTATAATTAGGCGATGGGATGAGGAGTAGTAAGGCAGAATGCCCCATAGAGGATGTCGAGTGTGAGAATTTCCACAAATGGTTAGACCGTTATGAGTTCCCTCACACTCATATCCCGAATGAAAGCAAGAGCCAAACAAAAGCGGCAATAATCAGGGGTAAGAAACTTAAAAAGTTGGGAGTAAGCCCAGGATGCTGGGATTACGAGATTTACGTGCCGATAATGGACCTAGATGAATCAGTTGGCGGATACGAACTTGTGAAACTAGAGATGAAGCGAGCAAAGAAGAGCTTATCTACTGTTTCTAAGGCCCAGAAAGACTGGGGAAAGACTTACGAGCTAGCTGGTATCACCAAGTTCATCTGTTATGGTGCTGCGGAAGCCGAAGCTAAGATTACTGAAGTTTACGAGACAATTAACCAGATAAAGTTGAAAGAAAAACCTATTGACTTTTAGCTTATGGCATAGTACAATGATGATGTAGGTAATTAGATACACCTAGAAAAACCTACACCTAAAATATGACCTTTTGAATACAAGTGTATGTGTATTTATCTTATAATAAGTTGAGAGCTTATATGTTCAAAAAGCCACCTTTACCAAACTGCGAGGGTGGTTTTTTGGTTTTTCTTATGCTAAAATAATTGATATGGATGCATCAAATTTATCATCAATCATTGTAGCTCTCATATCTGCCGCTGGTTGTATTTTTGGAGCTAACTTAGCAGTTAGGAAGAAAGCAAGAGAAGATGAGATTAAAGATGCTGTTAGAGAACAACGCCAACTTGATTTGTTTCAGAGTATTAACGAAAAGATTGAACGACTAGAAAAAAAAGTCGATACTCATAACGGTTACGCCGAGAAGTTCGCGGAGACCAGCAAGAACCTAGCTGTTATAGCTAAAGAGATTGAATATCTAAAAGGTAGGCCCTAATAGAGGGCTCTTTTTTATGCTATAATTAGTATAAGCTTAATAACTAAACACAAGGAGGCTACAGCCGTGAGTAATAAAGGGAAAACTCCCACTGGGCAGGGAGGCGACTATAAGGTAGGAAACAAACGTCCACCAAAGGAGAGGCAGTTTGGACAACCTAATGGTAACCCAAGGCATAATGGTTCCTGGCATAAAGAAGATACCCCTCGATATAAGATTGAACAGATGATGAAGATGTCTGACAAGGAGCTTTCTGATATTAGAGCCGATGAGACGAAGCAATCATTTGAACGGTCCTATGCTAACATCCTTTTACTTATGCGGACCGCCACAGATGTTGACGAGGCCGCTAAGGCATCTAAGGCTCTCAATGAGGTGATTCATGAAGTCTATGGCAAGATGCCAGAGATGCAGATTACGGTCGAGGCAGATAAGGATACTCAGGAAGAGGCCAATAAGATTATTAGGGGTTTTGCCTTGCCATAAAAAACCGAACAGATGTAAGCAAAAACCCGCATTTTGCAATGAAAATCAATGTTTTGTTCGGTTTTAGGAATATCAAATGAAAATCTGGCCATATAATAAGAAAGTAAAGGAAGAGTTGGAAGCTAAAGGTTATTGGAGACCATTGCTTGGGCCACAAGCTCTATTCATCCACCTCATGTGCTCTACGCCTCGTTTCCGTGAGGGGCTTTTTGGTGGTGCTCGTGGACCAGGTAAAACTGAAGCTAGTGTGGCGATTGGTGGCGATAGGATTCCGAATAAACACTATCGGGCCTTAGTATTGCGTAAGAATGCAACGGACCTTGATGATTACGCCTCTAGGTGTGAGGAAGCCTACCAGTGCTTTAATGTGCAGGCCAGGCGTAATCCGATGGTGCTGAGGTTTGGTGATAACAGACAGAACACTCAAGGTGCCGTGATTAAGGGCGGTAACCTTGGTGATGATAATGCGTATATCAAGTATCAGGGGCAGGAGTTCTCTCGTATATTTATTGAGGAGCTAACCCAGATACCTAGTGAGAAGCTGTACAAGCAGGTTATGTCTAGCTGTCGTAGCAAATACCCAGAGCTTTTCCCGCAGATGATTTTAACTGCGAACCCAGGTGGCGTTGGTATGGGTTGGGTAAAGAAACGATTCGTGGAGCCGATAGACCTTAGGGACGGCGATTATTCCAGGACCGAGTTAGATAATGGCGATGTTCTTTATGAGGATAGCCGAATCATGTGGTGGCAACGTAAATACTACTGGGACAATGACAGAGGTGAGAAGCGTGTAACCATCTGGAATGAGATTTTTGATAAAGAGGAAAACAAGGTATCGAAGCCAGGTCAGGAGATATATCGTATTTTCGTGCCTGCGACGATTGACGATAATCCAGTGCTACTCGAAAGCGACCCAGCGTATGTGAATATGCTTGAAGGTCTTAAGACCACGGATACGGCGTTGTATGAAGCCTGGAGGCATGGAGACTGGAGCGTGTTCGCTGGCCAGGTGTTCACAGAGTTTAGCCGTGAGAAGCATGTTATCAATAACTTTGCTGATATTGGCACAACAACCGAAGAGTTTAGGAGCGCCGTTAAGATTATCTCAATGGACTGGGGTTACACGGATAACACCGCTATTTACTTCACCACATTACTGAACGGCAGACCCGTAACATACCATGAGATGCACGGCAATAAGAAACTGGCATCTGAGTGGGGCGAGGAGCTTTATAACTACCTGGATGAGAGTGAACAGAGGATTGATTATTTTGTTTACCCAGACGATATGGAAGACCAGAAGAACGGCAAGAGTAGCCCTATTGATGATATTCAAGAGTGGTTGAACAAATTACCGCCAGACAAACAACCGATGCTGAAGAAGATGACGAGAGAGGGCGGAAGCCGTATGATTCGTCAGATGACTACTCACAAGTATCTGATGATGAAACCAGACTGCGCAAAGATATTCAAACGTTGTACGAATCTGATTCGGGTATTACCAAACCTAGTCTATGATGACAAGCGCAAAGAAGAGATAGACACTAATACAGACCATGAGCTAACTAACCCGTATGACGGCTGGAGTTATGGCTTGCGATGGTTGTACGAGCGTAAAGAGGGCGAGCTGGTGCATAAATCTGAGTTAGTTGGCACCAAGGCTAAGGGAGTCGTAGCAGGTGAGACGACTTACAAAGATATGGGCCTAGATATTGCTGACATTATCCGCAAGCAAAAGAAGAATAGAGGCGATTGGAAAACCATGTAGATTTCTCTATGGAAATGCTTGACATTATGGCTTATGGCATGATATACTTCTAGTATCAATAACAAACGAGAAAGGATGATGCATGAAATACAACGCATTAAAAAAACTATTTAGTATTGTAGGACATGGTATAGAGGATAGATGTATCCAAGAAATCAACGGCAGAAGGGTCCTAGATATTAAGTTTCAGACTGGCGGTA